ATCGAAGACCTGAACGTCTTGGTGGGGGAGGAGCTCGACTCAGCTGGCCAACCCGTCACAACCATCACTCTCAAGACGACTCCGAAGGTCTCTTCGAAGCTCGAGGTGGCCCTCACAGGAAAGGTCACCGCCCAGGCTCAGGCGTTCAATGACCCGTACCAGAATGAAATGGTCACGCACCTTCGGAGCATGGGAGCTCGCGTAAAGAAGGGTGAAGCGATCAAGCCCGAGACTGTAGCCTATGTGCAGAGGGTGAAGGGCGAGCTCGCTGCCCTCATGGGCTCCTCCGATGAGGCGCAGGCCGCCATGGCTCGCCACTACCTGCCATGGATCTATGACATGGAGGTGACGATAAGTAACCCCAAGGCCGGAGTTGCCTGGGGTACCAAGATGCTGGGCAAGTTCGTCCCGCCGGCGCCGAAGCCGGCCGCCTCGTCTGGTGCGTCATCCCGGATCAAGAGCGCGAGGTGGCGCGAGTTTACGTGGCGCAATGGGACCCCGGGCCAGCTCAAGGAGGCCTCCGGTGAGAAGACCCTGGCCCAAGTAGTGAGCGGCTTTCACGACACAACGCCGGTGCAAATTGCTGCGGAGACTACGAGTGGGGCTGAGGTGACCTTCGTTCCCTGGAAGTCAGTCGATCAACGCACGTCGGTCTATTCCCTTCAGGGCAGAACGACGGTTCGCATACGGGGAGCGGCAACGCCGGAGCGAATTCACCAGGCTCTCGATGAGCTCCGCGAGCTGGGGCTTCAGACAGAACTTGCCGAGCCCGAATACGCTGAGTACCTTTACCTCATGCGTCATGCCTACCAGCGCGATCTCGATCGAACAGCCCCCTACGAGGCGATCGCGAAAATGGCGAGCGGCAAGGCGAGAAACGACGCGCTCGCCGAGCAGCTCAAGAAGGACTTGAAGCAGGATCTTCGTGCCTCACCAGACTACAACCCGTCGGGTGTCTACGCAAAGGGGCAACGAGTGGAAGATGAGGTAGGTGGACATCGTCTTCATTACCGGGCGGACATTTCCGACGCCGACGCGGTCGACATCCTCGATGGAGGGTACGTCTACCACCATAGCACATCCCTGAGCCTCGATGACCTTGTCGACACTCTCGCAAAGGGCAATCAGGCCCTTGCCTCCAACACGCACAAGATCTGGATCCACCTCGATCCCAACGGGGGGATGTCTCCAGCCGAGGACTTGAGGACCGGCGGCGCGTCCTATGTGTTCTGCCGCCTGCGAAAGTACGGGCAGTACACCGACGAGACGGGCTTGTACTTCCATCCACGAACCATGCGCCGCCTAGACGCAGCATGGGTCAACGATGACGTGTTCGGCCGCGCCTACGGAAACGAACGACGCAGCCTCATGGAGCATGACCTCAAGCGGATCAAAAAGCGAAGCCTCCAGCACAACAATGAGATAGTCTTCAAGGACGTGCTCCCAATGGATCAGCTCGAGTACATCGTAGTGGGCAGCGCGACAGAGCGCAAGAACGTGATCGCCTCTTTCCACAAGAACGGGATCACGCATCTCGTTAACGGCCGGAAGGTGGAGGACGCGGTGGTCATGAAGGGGAAGATGCCAAAGTCGGCGAATAATCCCGGTTGATGCGACGGCAGCCCTGACATATTGTTTCGAGCCACGAGGAGACCATTTCATGAGGATCGAGTACGACGGCGGCCCCGACCAACTGCTGGAGGTCATCCAGAAGCTGGAGGAGGGCGCGGGTCAGTGCATGGTCGTTGAAGAGCTCCAGGCGGATGGCAATTGGAGAATCTACGGGATGGCGACCAAGCTTTTTGCCTTCCGTGTGGGTGAGCTCGTGGTCTTGCGGATCGCCTTCCAGGGATGGATCGGCAATGATCAAGCTGGAGTTCGTGGTCACGTCGTCACCAAGGCGAGTGTCGACCAGTGGGGATGGCTGAGCGTCGAGCTCAGGGCCGATCGGGTTTGGCGCATCCGGCCCGCCTACGCTGGCGCCGATGGCGAGCAGTCCGTGGCGCTCCTTCACGAGTACCTTGAACAGGTCCAGAAACCCGCCATCAAGGCTCGAGGCAAAGAGATCCAGGAGACCTACGAGCGCATCGCTGGCTACATGGCAAAGGATTGGACGGACCTGATGCTCCCCGAGCTCGAGGCGGCAAATGGGGCTCGTTGACTTCATCGTGGGGTGGGCCGAGGACGTCGAGCTCCTCGACATGGTCAGCTCGATGGGCAAGCCACCTTCGGCTCCCCGCGTCGTCACTGTCCTCGCTGTCGACCGCGAGGCAAAGCTCTGGCGCGAGATCTCCCTCGATCACACGGGTGAGAGCTCGTGGGCGGCGGGATGGGTCGGCGAGCGACGCGAAAAGGCCGAGCCCGCCCTGAACAAACCTTTCCCAACATCCATCCTTCTGCGGTGGATCCACTACTTTCCTCGCTACGTGGGAGAGGAACGGTTCGTTGCATTCACCGGGCCCTTCGAGACAGAAGACTTTGAAGATTCCGAAGAGGCGGTTTTCGAGCTCCTTGCCCTCGCAAGAGAGCACGACGACCCTCTCAAGGGAATCGACTACCGCGAGAGCACACGGCCTGTCGACCCGGCTGACCTCCCTCCCTGATATCCTGACCAACACATGAGCGATTCGGGCTTGATCGGGTCCCGGATTCTCCGTCGGGTCGAGCGACGGAGGTCCGTTGCCGCATGTCACTTTTCGCGATCCAGGAAACGCTCCAGCGTGCCTTCGGCAATACCCTGGTCCCTGGGCTGGCGATCGCGCGCAACGTAGACCATAGAGTGAGCAGCAGGACCTATAGCCCGGAAACAGGGCTGGCCGGCCGCACGGAGACCTCGCACACCCGGCCGGCGATCGTGATGTCCTTCACCATGCAGGAGATCGTCGAGAGTGACGGTCTCATCCAGCGCGGCGATCGAATCATCTCGCTCATGCCGGGGCCGGGCCTTCCGATTCCCAAGCTCGATGATCGCATCCTGCTGGATTCAGCCAGCTACGTGATCGTCTCGATCGATCAGCAAGCAGTGGGAGACACACCACTCGTCTATCGATGCCAGTGTCGCGAGGGGGCCTGATCTCATGCCCGCCCTGCTCAAGTTCTCCTCCAACGTCGATAAGGTCCTCGCGTCGCTCGATGCGGTGAAGAAGGCCCGCCTCGCGTATGTCTTCCAGACGGCCGCGGAAGTTGGCCTGCAGGCGCTTGCAGATGCCCAGACGATCTCGCCGGTCGACACGGGGCTTTATCGCGCCGCACACGACCTCACGATCAACGAGCCCTCAGGCTACGACCCGACGACCGACTCGTCCCTGGCCGCCAAGGCCGCCGCGGCGGGCATTCCTCTTTCGGTAGCGATGGCCTCGGCTTCGACCGCGTCCGCCGCCTCGCCTAACCTGGACCCCCAGGCCCAGATTGGCAAGGCCCTGGAGCGCTTGGAGGCCGGTCGCGCGAGCTTCACGGGGACGATGACCATCTTCCTGACAAACAACCTTCAGTACGCATGGGCGCTCGAGAATGGCAGCTCCCAGCAGGCGCCCGAAGGCGTTTACGGGATCGTCCGCCAGCGAGCGGTCGCAAATCTCAAGGCCGGAGGGTTGCTCTGATGAGAGAGACCATCCGCAAGGCGATCGAGCAGTACTTTGTCAGCGCGTGGGTCCTCACGCCAGGCGGCACTGCAAGGACACCGATCGACTTCCCGAACAACAGGTTCAATCCCGTCGAAGGTGCCCCGTGGGTGCGGATCTGGATCATCGAGGCGGGGGCAAATCGCGCATTCATTGGCCAATCGGCGCCGTTGGGTCACCGCTCCTTCGGCCGCGTCGTCGTGCAAGTCTTCGTTCCCGCCCGCTCAGGGCTCGGGGCCGCCAACGCACTTGGCGACCACGCATCCAAGCTTTTCTCCGAGCGTCGGATGCCGTTCTCCGACGCCTCGATTTCTGGCACCCTCGACCTTCAGGTCGCAACGGTGCGGGCTATTCCCATCCGCCAGGGTGAGGAATGGCAGCAAGTGAACGTAGAGACACCCTACGAGGCCACCGTCGAGGCAATCCCGGCTTAGCTGGGCGCGCGCGTAGTAGGACCGAAGGACAGAACGAAATCCAAGGAGGAGGAAACCTCCGATGACGTACACGAAGCAGCAGGGAAAAGGCTCCGCAACTCGGACCATTCTGGACTGGGAGGACGGGTATAACTCGCCTCTCACCTCGCCTTGGAAGCCCATCCTCCTCCCATTCAACTCGAACGACATCTCCGGGACTCGAACACAGACTGCGCCGCAGACGATTCGCGGCGACCGCAACCCAACCGAGCCGTTCCAGGGCAACAAGGACGTCTCTGGATCCATGGCTCTCCCGCTCGACACGAACGGCGCGGGCTACCTTCTGACAGGCCTCTTCGGGAAATACGTCAAGCGCCGTGAGGTGCCGGGCGTGAACATCATGTCGGGCACGCCTACCGTCACCGTGGCAGCCGGAGTCGCGACCTTCTCGACGGGACAAACGAGCGCGGCCGTCGGCGATCGCCTGCTCTACCAGAAGGCCGACGGCTCACAGGGCGTCGCCTACCTTATCGTCGAAACGAGCGACACGGTTTGGGACGTCGCTATCGCTCGCGACGGCGCTGGGGTCGTGCCGAATATCACGGCGGCGGTCGTCGACGGAATCGCGGAGAACGTCGCGGAGACCTCTCCCGGAACGGTCTCGATCACCTCGGGCGTCGCTACATTCTCAGCAACGCATGCTAGCCTCTCGGCTGGGCGCGTTCTTTTCTACGACGGATCGAAGACTGCGACGATCGTCTCGGTCTTAACGGCAACGACAGCGACCGTCCTCGATGAAGAGGGGAGGACACCTGCCGACGTGGCCGGCGTCGACGTCGAGGCTCTCGTCTCAGCTCCGTTCGTCGAGTATGAGTTCAGGATTCACCCCACGGCTCCCGTTCCCTCGTTCCTTATCGAGAAGGGACTCCTCGACCTGCGCGCTCCGTCCTTCGAGCGCTTCTCCGGCTGCAAAATGAACACCTTCGCGCTCTCAATCGGCGGAGACGGGGAGCTGCTCGCTACGATCGGCGTCGTTGGCGCGCAATCCGTTACCTCGTATACTCCTCACGCGGCGACCTCGAAGCTCGCTGGAGTCTCGCCTACGGTCTCAATCGTTGGCTCGACAAAGGTCGCCACGTTCTCGGACGCGCAGACCGGAATCGCCGTCGGCGACGTCGTCGTCTATCGCTCGGCGACGGAGGGGATCACGGGCGGGCGCATTATCGCCGTGACCTCCACGACGGTCGTGACCCTCG